ACATAGACAAGACTTAGATTACATACTAAATAATTGGGGAAGAACAAACAGTAGACAAAATACTTCTATACCAGCAACAGATCCAACATTTGGCGGTACAAGAGTATCTGACAATTTGAAACGAGGATATTTAAAAAACGTTTATATAAATTTGGAATTTTTAAAAAATGTTCTCTTAGATAGAAATTATAAAAATTTAAAAGAAGTGTATGACAGAATATGTAAAGAAATAAATGAAGCTAGTTGTAATTTCTGGGAATTATCCGTTGTTGACGCTCCTGTTATAAATGGAAAATCTACATTAAAAATTGTAGATGAAAAAGGTCCACCAAACAAAGGATTTGATTATCCAATTTATAAATTTGAGTATATGACAAACAATTCAATAATCAAAAAATTGAATTTCACAACCAATTTATCAAATGCTCAAGCTAATCAAATTATTTTTAAAGCTGGTGCATATGATTATGTTACGTCAAATCAATTATTAGATTATAGTAATAAATTGAATAACTCAAATAGTAACAAACCAGCTGTGGTTTATAATGATAGAATTTTAAAAGCAAAAGCACAACCAACAACAGTTGCTCCACCAAAAAACACAGGTTCTCCTGCATCATTAGGTTATGAAGCAATAAACTATTTTTTTAAATTGATAGGAAAAGATGGTAAGAAATCTGGAAAAGATGAGACTGTTCCGTTTTTACAAGTTACTTTGTTTGATACAACTGCTGCAGTACAAAGAACAGGCGGATCAACTGATTATGATACATATGACATTGTTGATATAATAATGCCATTTGAAGAACTTGTATTGTATATGTTAAATGATGGTGACGTTGAAAAAAATACAAACATATACAATGCTCCTTTAAGAAATGTGGAAATTGAACTAAGTTTGATGGGTATTTCTGGAATCAAGACATTCGAATTTTTCAGAATTACAAACTTACCGCCTCCATTTAATGATGATGTGGTAGTGTTTCAAGTAATGAATGTGACTCATGTTATCAATGAAAATACATGGGAAACAAGATTAAAAGCACAATTAAGACCTGCTTATAACTTAAAAGGTAAATAATGAAAACATACGTTGATGATACTAGAGGACTATATTTTGATGTAATACAAGGAGATTATCCTGTATATACAAAAGCAGATCCTACTGCTGATGATTATACTAGAGGTTATGTAATTAGATATTTTGCAAAAAAAGTTAATGACGGAACAATATATGAAGTGTCAGGTGATTCTTTTAATACCATTATAAACGGACTATATTATAAACTCAGTTTGACATGGAGAATAACAGGATCAAAGACTGATGTTTATCAAAACAAAGTTAAAATATACAGTGGTGTTAAAGAAGATAATCTGACTGCAATTAAAAATGCAGAAAAATCAATGTCTGGATTATCAGGAGTTTTAAAAGATCCACTTGAATTTTATAAATAATAAGTATAAAATTGACACCATATACATTGTGGATATACTTGCGGTATGGTCATCAAAGACACTGAGAGTTACAAAAACTTTTTACAAGATAATTGGAACAGTGATTTAATCATGGATTGCATTCAAAATGATGAATGCTTTCATCCATGTGCAGATGAACCGTGTTTATTGATGATCTATGCAATCAAAAGTAAACACACTTATATAATTTCTGTAGATCATCCAGACTCAAGATTTTGTGTGGATAAAACCACATTGATTGAAGACTTCAATAAACTCAAAGGAAAAAAGTGGATTTATGATAAAAAGAAGTTCATGCATCTGATGCCAGTACAGAACTTGTATGATATTAACATCTTGTTTTTTATTACAGACGGTAAGATAGATGATTATACTGGCTTTGATACAACTGCTCATTCATTTTATAAACACAAGTTTATGTGTTATAGTGATTTGAATAAATGTATTCCTATTGTGAAACATTTAGAGAAGTTTGAGAAGATGTATAGTGAAATGCTTAAAAGAGTCCAAATGTTGAAGTTGGATGATAGTTTTTATAGTATTAACGGAACTATTACTGAAAATCTTAGAATTCTTGAACACAATGGATTAAAAGTTGCCGTAGAATTGTTTAATAGGCATTTTGAGAACAAAACGGTCAAAGATAAGGATGGTTATGTTTATACACAATATAACCTATATACCGCAACAGGACGACCTAGTAATAGGTTTGGTAATGTAAACTATAGTGCTCTAAACAAAGAAAACGGGTGTAGATCATCATTTATCAGTAGATATGGTGATGATGGTATGTTGTTCATGATTGATTATAGTGCCTACCACCCCCACATAGTTGCAAAGTTGATCAATTATAACCTTCCTCCAAATGCTTATGAGTATCTTGGAAGATTGTATTATGGTAAGGACAGTCTAACAGAAGATGAAATCAAAGCTTCAAAGAATCTTACATTTCAATGTATGTATGGTAATATTCCATCTGAATTGTTGGAGGTACCTTATTATAAGAAAATGAGTGATTACATTGCTCATAGATGGAAGTTTTTCAATGAAAATGGTTATGTAGAAACACCAATCTATAAAAGAAGGATTACTACAAACCATATAAATGAACCAAATCCAAATAAATTGTTCAATTATATCTTACAAGCCAGTGAAACAGAGTTTGGAATGCAGTCATTGGTGAGGGTCAATGAATATCTTGAGTGTAACAAAAAACAAACCAAGGCTATACTGTATACTTATGACAGTGTGTTGTTTGATTGTCATAAAGGTGACAAAAAAGAAACTTTGGTGGAATTGAAAAGATTGATGTCAAACAATCAATTTCCTGTAAAATGTTATATTGGACGCAATTATAATGAGATGACAGTGGTAGATATCTAAAAAGATTGGAGTTCTTTTGTTTTTCTAAATATTTATCCTATATGGATAGTATTGAAGAAGCAAAACCAAAGACACCAAAAGCAGCTTTATTACCTTTACCAAAGGATTTATTAGACTTGCTTGATGAAGTGGTTGCAAATTTTGAAAAGATTGACACACCACTAGATACTAAGATTAAAGAAACATGGCCGTTGTATGTCATTTTTGGTGACAGTGGTAATTATCATATTGATGCATTAAGAAAAGTTCAAACGTGGATTCAATTGGATCAAAAGATTGGACTCAAAGTAAATGAGATTTCAAAAGATCCATTGATGAAACTGAGTCTTGAGAAGAATGAATTGTATAAAGGTTATTTGGCATACAAAAACTACTATGATTCTATTTCAGGCAGAAATTCAGGAACATCATTAGAAGAAGTTACTGGTACAAAACCAAGTGGATTTATCAACAAAGACATAACTAAGTTTTATGATGCATTTAATTTAAGTCAATACAAGAGCAAAGATAAGTCCAAAGAAAATACTGGTGATGCTGTATTATTGTATGGATGTACACCAGATGAAGTTTATTCTGCGTTAAAAAGCAATAAAGTAGGTAGTACAGGCAAAGAACAAAGTTTGTGTGTTATTTTGGATAATAAAAACAAAGAAACCAGTAAGAGATTTGCAATAGTTTCTTTAAAGGCTGGTAAAGGTAGAGCTGGTAGAATATTAACATTGTTAAGACCAATGTTGGGGGATACTTCATCCGCATCACCAAGTATAAGACATCCACAGGCATTAACTCCTGATGATTTCCTTCAAATCAATGAATCTTATATTGCTGAGATTTTTCAAGACATTTATGTTGACAAACAATTGTTGACTGAAGTGGAGTTTATGAATGCGTTGAAATCTAGTTTAACAAAACTAGTTACCGCAGTTGGTAATATACCAAAATCATTAGCTGATACAATGAGTGAATTTGCTGGTAATTTGAAAAAAGTTACCACCAAAGTATTTGGTTCTATTGTATTAGGATTTAAAGATGAAATGCAAGCTATTAAAACAAAGTATTTTCCATTGGTAAATGCAGAAGAAAATTTAAGAAAAGAAATAGAAACAACAAATGAAGGAAAAGATGAACCAATCAAAGTAACTCATAGTTTTTATACAAATACCGCAGTTTTGGTTAGAGAAGTTAGAAAAATCAATTATGAAAGCTTAATTGGTAGAATAATTCAAAAATCAAAACAACTAGATAACAATAAAATATTTGTAACTGATGTACAAGATATTGATGAATCTACTATAACAGGTATTAAGAATAATATCAATAATATTTGGAATACATACTTTGTACCATTAAAAAATAGTAAATGCGTTACAAAAAAAGTTACCTGTGAACCAATAACTTTGATTGATAGAGATGCATTCAAACCAGTCATTTATTTCAATTCTAATATTCTTGCATTTGAATTTTTTGAAAAGATATTGGATAAAGTAATGAGTCAAGGAAGCAGTTTAAGTGATCAAAAGAAGATCAAAGATGAATTTATAAACATTTCCTCACAAATATCTGCTGAAGCTATATTTGGTAAGAATGATGGTCTTCCGTTGATTAAATATGACGGAAAAAAGATTCAAAGATTGGGTAAGAAGAAAGAATATTCAATTTCAAGTATAGCAGAACAAAAAGGTGGTGATTTTAAAGTTGGTAAAATTGAAATAAAAAAGAGTAAGGATGGAAATTATTTTATTATTTATTTATATCTTATATTTGAATTACAGATAATTGATGATGAAGTAGTTCCTTATTATTCATTAGTAGAACTAAGAAATGACAGTCAAAGTAGTTTTACATTCAAAGCTGAAGTAAATAAAACCGCAATACCACAAGATAAAGTATTTTAATATGAACATTAAGAAATTAATTTTTGAAGCATTAGACAAATCAAGCAGAGACATATCTATTGAAGATGGTGTATTTGATATCACCAAACAAGAACACATTGAAATCTTGAGAGGTAATCTATTGGAAGTAGGTATGTCAGTAGAAACGGTGACTGATTATCTAAATAACGTTGTAGAAGGAAAATTTCCTGAACGTCAAGCATACAACAAAAATGGTATTCTTGTAACCTTTCCAACACCGGAATATAAACAAAAAGCAATTGCAAAGGGAACTCACTTTGAGAAAAATCCAACCAAAGGTGATCCAAATGTTTTTGCAGATGATCCAACTACTCAAGAAAAACCAAAAGCAGAACCAGAACAAAAACCAACTCCAGATCAACCAAAAGCTCCAGAGTCACCTGCCGCTAAAACTGATGAAAAACCAAAAGATGGTGAAGAACAAGACACCAGAACACCACAAGAAAAACAAGCAGATGCTGCAGAAGTAGAGAAAATTTTAAGAACAGAGTATACCCTTGAAGAAGCCAATTCATTTGGTTTTTATCAAAAGAAAAATACATGGTATGACTCTAACGGTAACGTAGTGGGCAAATTATGGTATGTAGATGGTAAACAACTAATAATTAAATGAAAAAACAATTACTTTGCACATTCACTACGTCCAGTGAATATTTGAGTTGCGTAGATTTGATAAAACAAAACTACACTATTCTAAATGAAAAAATATTTATATTCAGTAATACAAAAAATTTAAAAGAATTGTATCTGACTTATAATGTTGAACTTACAGATGATAAATTCAACAAATTGCCAAATACAATAAGCGTACATAGAAAAAAACAAACCAATACAATTTATACATTGAACGCAATGAATAAGTTGATCGCTGAAGAAAACAGTGGTGTTTTTGATAAAACCTTTCAATTGAACTGGGAATTGTACCAAAACTCAATTATTTTAACTGGTGATGTGTCCGTCAGAATTATTCCCGTCAAAATTTTCAATATAATTAATTGAACTTTTCTAAGTCCTGTGCCATAGTTATGTAGTGTTATGAACAAGTGATTCGTGTGAGTCACTCAATGAGTTACAAAACTTATTAATTAACACTTAAAAATTAACTATTAAATAATTACTAATTATGGCATTAGACCTAAGTAAGCTAAAGAGTCGTTTGAACTCACTTTCAAACACAAACAACAAAACTCAACTAATCTGGAAACCAAAGCCAGGCAAACAAGTTGTACGTATTGTTCCCTACAAGTATCAACCTGATAATCCGTTTATTGAGTTGAAGTTCCATTATAATATCAACAACAAGACTTATCTATCTCCTGATAGCTTCAACCGTCCAGATCCAATTGTTGAATGGTCAAATCGTATGAAGAAGACCGGAAACAAGGAAGATTGGCAGTTGGGACGTAAGATGGAACCAAAGATGCGTACATACGCTCCAATCTTGGTTCGTGGTGAAGAAAGTGAAGGAATTAAGTTCTGGGGATTTGGTAAGAATGTCTACCAAGAGATTCTATCAATCATCAATGATCCTGATTACGGTGATATCACTGATCCAGTCCATGGTCGTGACATTGTTGTAGAATTCCGTACCGCAGAAGATTCTGGTAAGTCATTCCCAGAAACTACTATCCGTGTCAAGCCAAATGCAACTATTGCAATTGACGTATCTCAAAAGGATGTACTTGCTCAACAAGTGAATATTTTGGATCTATTTCCAGAGTTTTCATATGATGAACTAAAGTCAGTAATGGATGCTTGGTTGAATCCTGAAGCTCAGGCTACAGAAGGTACTGTCAACGCAATTGTGGAAGATGACGCTCCTCCATTTGCAACAGCACCAGCTCCAAGTACAGCTAAAGCTAGTACCGCATCACCAAGTGCAAAGGCATCCAAAGCAAATACAGATGATGTAACTGCTGCTTTTGATAACTTGTTTAACAGTTAAAATTAATTGTTTGTAATGGGGTGGTAGTATATATTACTGCCACCCCTATTTTAGTTATATAAATTTATGAAAAAGAAAAATCAAGTTACGCAAGATACTCCTCAAAGAGATGAGTTAGTTGAATTACTAGCAAATGAGTTGAATAAAGCCAATAAAGATGGTGGTAAGATTGCATATTTCTTGGATGAGCAAGAAAATCCAGCAGAAATTAGTGATTGGATTAGTACAGGTTCTTCTATTCTTGATCTAGCTATTAGCAATCGTCCTCACGGTGGATTGCCAGTTGGAAAGATGGTTGAATTCAATGGTTTGGAAGGTACTGGTAAGAGTCTAGTTTCTGCTCATGTTGTAGCAGATACACAAAAGAAGGGTGGCATTGCAGTTGTTATTGACACTGAAAATGCTGCTGCTCCTGAATTCTGGAAGAGTCTTGGTGTAGATCTATCAAAACTTCTATATGTTCAATGTGAAACCGTTGAAGATATTTTTGAAAAGATGGAACAAATGATTGGAATTGTACGTAAGTCAAACAAAGACCGTATTCTTACAATTATTGTTGACTCTGTTGCTGCTGCTTCCACAAAAGCAGAACTAGAAAGTGATCACGGTAAAGATGGATTTGCTACTGGTAAATCTATTATTATCAGCAAAGCAATGCGTAAGATTACTACTATGATTGGTCGTCAAAAAGTACTTACTGTATTTACTAACCAATTACGTCAGAATCTAAATGCTATGGCATTTGGTGACAAGTATGTAGTATCAGGTGGTAAGTCACTTGCTTATCATTGTTCAGTTCGTGTTCGTTTGAACAACACTGGTAAACTCAAGAAAGGTGAAGAAGTTATTGGCAATGAATGTAAAGCAGTAGTTGTCAAGAACCGTATGGGACCACCACAACGTCAAGCATCTTTTGATATTTACTTTGATAGTGGAATTGCTGATTATGGCAGTTGGATCAAAGTGTTGAAGGAAAACAACTTGGTAAAACAAGGTGGTGCTTATTATACCTATAAGAAGGATGATGGTAGTGAATGGAAGTTCCAATCCAAGGACTTTGTAGAAACAATGAAGACTGACAAAGCTTTGAGTGAAGAAGTTTACTTGAAGATTTGTGACGCTGTAGTTATGAAATACAAAGATCCAAATAGCATCATTGTTGATGACGCAGTTGTTGACACGGATGAAGATTCTGGTGTATCATCTGAGAATGAGTAATCTATCTGACAGTGAAAAAAAGAGGTTGTTTTCTTTATTTGATAATGTAAAACAAGAAGAAAAAGTTGGCGGATTGAATAGATCTGTCAATTCTGAAGTTCTAATTGTTGATTTCATGAACACTTTTATTAGAGCGTTCATGGCCTCCCCCTCCCTCAATACCAACGGTAATCATACTGGTGGAATTGCAGGGTGCTTAAAAAGCATTGGTTATGCAGCTAAACTAATCAATCCTACAAAGATTGTGGTTGTGTCTGATGGACAAGGGGGTTCACTGAAAAGACGGAAGATTTATCCAGAATATAAAAGCGGGAGAAAGACAAAAATTAGGCTCAACAGAGCTTATGATGATCTATCTGATCCAGATACAGAAGATAAAAACTTAAAGAAACAGTTGTTACGAACTGTACAATATCTAGATAAATTGCCTGTAACAACTATGGCAATTGATCATATTGAAGCTGATGACACAATTGCATATTTGGCAACAGAATATTTTAAAAATAGTAATGTTACCATTATGAGTGCGGATAAAGACTTCTTACAATTAGCTGGTGACAGAATTAAAATCTGGAGTCCAACTAAAAAGAAATTGTATGGTTGTGCAGAAATTCTATTGGAATATGGTATCAGTTGTAAGAATTTCATTAATTACAGAATTATGGAAGGAGATACAAGTGATAACATTGACGGTATTTCTGGCGCAGGACTAAAAACAATCATTAAGTGTTTTCCTATTTTTACAGAAGATCATCAATATACATTGCAGGAGATATATAACTATAGTGATAGTAAGAAGGGTAAATTAAAGTTATATAACACTATATTAGACAACAAGCATGTAATGCAACGGAACTATGATTTGATGCAGTTACATGACACTCAAATACAATCTTTTAGCCAACTAAGAATTAATGAAATCATTGAAAAGCCAATTAACAAATTGGATAGATTTGGTTTTAGTAAATTGTTGGTTGAAGATTGTATGCAAAACAATTTTCCAAATTCACAAATCTGGTTGAATGAAGTGTTTGGAAAAATTAATTCAATGGTTCTATAAAAGAACTTTTCAACTGGGGGTTTGTAGTGTAGTCTATTGAAAGTTAATAAATTATGAGTGAGAAATATATCGTAGATAACCTAAAGAAATTCGGATCTGAATTCCAAATCAAATGCATTAGTGGTCTGGTGTCAGATAAAACATTCATTGAGCGTATCAGTGATATCTTGGAACCAGATAGTTTCGAGACGGATGCACATAAATTTATTGTTAAAGAAACAATCAGTTACTTTCTTCAATATAAAGATTTGCCAACCTTGGCAGTCTTTAAGGTTAAAGTTGATAGTATTGAAAATGATTTGTTGAAACAATCAGTTGTAGAACAACTTCGTTTGGTTTATCAAAAGATCAGTGATACTGATTTGAAGTATATCAAAGAACAGTTTCTTGAATTTTGTAAGAATCAGAAGATTAAGAATGCTATTATGGAGAGTGTTGATCACTTGAAGAGTGGTCAGTATGACAAAATCAAGCATGTAGTTGATCTTGCCATGAAGGCTGGTATGGAACGTAATATTGGTCATGAATACATGGTTGATATTGACAAACGTATGAGCATGATGGCACGTAAGTCTATCAAGACCAATTGGACAGAAGTAGACAACATTATGGATGGTGGTCTTGCTGGTGGTGAACTTGGAATTATTACTGCTTGTGCTGGTAGTGGTAAGAGTTGGGTTCTTGCCAAGATGGGTGCAGAAGCAATGCGTCAAGGTAAAAATGTATTACATTATACTTTGGAATTGAATGAAAACTATGTTGGTCTACGTTATGACGCTTGTTTTACTGGAATTGATTTCCAAAACATCCGTAACAACATTGACATTGTTAAGAAGAAGATTGCAGAAGTGCCTGGTAAATTGATCATTAAGTACTTTCCAATCAAGACTGTATCTGCTCATAGTTTGAAACTACATGCTGAACGTATTCAGACTCTTGGTACTAAGGTAGATATGATTATTGTTGACTACGCTGACATTCTACGTCCTTCTCAGAGTGAACGTAATAGTAACAGTTATAGTGAAGCCGGTGGTATTTATGAAGAACTACGTGGTGTAGCTGGTGAATTACAAGTTCCTATTTGGAGTGCTTCACAAAGTAACCGTGCTGCTATGGATGAAGATATTATTCAGGCAAATAACATTTCAGATAGTTATAGAAAGATTATGACCGCTGACTTTGTTATGTCACTAAGCCGTAAGATGTCAGACAAACAAGCTAATACTGCACGTTTCCACGTAATTAAGAATCGGTTTGGACCTGATGGTATTACATTCCCATCCAGAATGAATGCTGGTTGTGGTGATATTCAGATCTTTGCTGAAAACAGCCGTGAGGGTATTGGCATCATCAATGAAATGAACCAAGAAGAAAACTTGGTCAAAAAGATGATGAGCAACAAGTGGAATGCTCATCAAGACAGTGATGAATAAACTTATATATTAAGTTAAACTAAAAAACATCAAAATTTAATTTCAAAAATTTCCTTTTTGAAGTTAATTTTTTCTATTAAACAAATAATTATTTTTTACCTATATGAATAAAGAGATTTACATTAAAAAACGTAACGGAAAGTTGGAAAGTTTTAACGCAGACAAAATTAATAAAGTTCTACAATGGGCTACTGAGGATATTAAGGGTGTTAGTTTTGAAGAAGTTGCAATGAATGCACATCTATCATTTTTTGATAAGATGTCTTCTGGTGATATCCATACAATGTTGATTGAAGCGGCTTCTAATTTGATTAGTGAAGAAAAGCCTAATTATCAATATGTTGCATCAAGACTATTGAACTATAGGTTGAGAAAGAATGTTTGGGGTGGAAAAAATCCTCCTAAACTATATGATCTTGTAAAAACTAATATTGACGCATTGGTTTATGATGATGATATTCTAGAATGGTATAACAAACAAGAATTTGATAAGTTGGATGAATATCTAAAACATGATCGTGACTTTGGTTTTACATATGCTGGTATCAAACAGTTGTGTGATAAGTACTTGGTACAAAATAGATCAACCAAACAGATCTATGAAACACCACAATTTGCATATATGCTTATTGCAATGACTTTCTTTAAAGACTATAAAGAAAACCGTCTTGAATATGTAAAGAAAGCTTACAACTACTTTAGCAAACATAAAATCAATCTACCTACACCAATTATGGCTGGTGTAAGAACTCCAATGAAGAGTTATGCTAGTTGTTCTCTATTCACTGTAGATGATGATCTACGTAGTATCTTCAGTAACAACAGTGCAGTTGGATTTGCTACAGCTAGCCGTTATGGCATTGGATTGAATCTATCCAGACTACGTGCTACAAATGCTCCTATTCGTAACGGTG